GTCTTCGGGCTCTCTCAGGCTCCGAACTTCGCGCGCCCCCTCCGTCGGTCACCACTGTCGGCTGGGGTTGATGCCTTTGCGTCGTTGGTGTGAGAGGCGGGAGCCGGCGCTGCGGTTGCATGAGGAGTGTTCGGGTGCGTACCCGGTGTCGCCTTCGTCTGGGTGTCCGCAGTCCCAGGTGTCGCCGGGTTTGTCGGCGAGGGTGAGACCGCAGCGACGGCAGCGTGTGGTCGGGTCTGCGTAGGCCTGGTCTCGCACCTGCTTGGAGATGCGCTGCCACCCGCCCTTGTAGTGGGAGCGGTGGCGGCCGGGCATCAGATGCGGCGGACCAGATAGACGATGCCGAGGACCAACAGGATCAACAGCAGGACAGGTACCAGATCCATGGGGGTCACCTCACGGCGAGTGTGCTGGTGGAGTAGGCGTGCGGAGACGCCTCGTTCTTAAGCCGCATCATGACGTCGATACACAAACCCGACAGCTCACGACTTGCCCGCTCGGTATGCAACATTCCGCATGTGCCGTGCTGCGGCCTCCACCATCACGATCAAGGATCGTACGTCGGCCTGTCGCTCATGTGGCGTGGACCAGTGTGAGTGGGCCGTACCCGGCGGCAAGCGACCGGGCGGTATGAGTGAGCGCTGCACCGGTGTGCCAGTCACTGTCGGGTCGTTTGACCCACCAGCGTCCGACCTTGTCTTCGATCACGCTGTACGTGTCGAGAGCTTCGAGGTCGTCAGCGCTCATGTGTGTTCGCCTATGACGAGAGCCGCACCCAACGGGTACGGCCCACAGGATGCGCACCCGATGGGTTGCGCTATCCAAGCCGTAGGGTACATGTGGAAGGCACGAGTGTCACGCATCCCTGTTCACCCGTCTCTAGCGTCGTCGATGAGGTCGGCAAACACGACGTACTGCTCGGCCGTCAGCTGGTCGGCCAGCCAGTCGTAGCGGTCTTGGAACGTGGGCCGCCGGACAGTGGGCATCGGTGGTGCAGGAGGGCCGTGCATCGGGTGCAGCAGGTCCTCGGCCATCCGGCGGTAGACGGACGACATCATGTCCTGGAGCATGGCGGCGTCCTCCGCCGCCTCCTTGGACATGCGCAGGGTGATGGTGTTGCGTTTCCAGTCGGTCACCAGCGATTCGGTCACGGTGTCCTCCCTGCGGTGGCGATGCGGACGTCTCGGTCAGTGATCTTCTTCCCCTGGTGCCGGCGTTCCACCAGCATCAACGGTGGCAGATCCACGGCGAGTTCACGCGCCCAGTTCTCACACCACTTGCACAAGCGTGACCCGACAGTCCTCGCTGGTGTGCGGTACCCGTGGTCACGCCAACACGACTCGCATTGCCCGGTGGGGCAGCGGTCGTCGCCTTGGGTTGCCCAGTGCGCTCGAGCTTGGTTGTTCGGTGCCCACCCGTCGACGAGGTCGGCGAGTTCGGAGATCAACCGGGTCAACCGGGTGTGATCGGCGGCGGCTTGGTCGCGGCCCCACGGTTCGGCGTGGCGTTCAGCGAGGCGGCCGACAGGGTCCGAGTGTGACCCTTTCGTTTGGCCTCCGCCCTTCCCGGAGGACGGGTGGTGATCCATGCCGTTCGCCATGTTGACCGCGGCTTTACGGACACGCGGAAGAGTCCGATCTATCAACACCAACACAGGATCGAAATCAGTCACGGCTGCCCTCCTCGGTGATCTGCGGGTGATCGTTGATCCAGCGAGTCAGCTGGTCCCGCAGAGCGACCGCCGTTTCGTAGCCCATGTGGGCTGTGGCCGACCCGGGTATCTCACGCGTGAGCACTCGGGGGTCCACTTCGATGTCCAGCCACACAGCGTCCTCCTCGGCGGAGGATGACTCGTGGAGATCGATGCGCGACCCGTAGGTGCAGGTCAGCGTCTCGTAGTGCTTGAAGCCCCGCAGGTCGTAGCTGACTGGTGTCTCGCTCATCGTTGGTCCTTGTGGTGTTGTGCGAGCACGGCTTGTGCCCCAACCGTCACCGGAGGCTTCGGGCCACCATGAGCCCACGCCACGATCGCGTCGAACTGCTGTTGCATCGCAACCAACTGCATCACCGGAGGCAACAACCGGGTCGCGGCTTGAAGCTTCTCATGGGCTTCAGTGGCTTGATGGTGAAGGGCTGCAACAGCAGCAGGAGACAACTCAGCCACGGGCATCCTCAGAGGCCAGGCCGACCGCGATCGACGGCTCGGACAGTTCCCACGCCATGACGCGCCACTCGCCATCGATGAGGCGCCACGCCTTCAGGTGGTCGACGTGTTGCCAGTCTTCGCGAGCGGCTGTGTCGACTGGGCGCAGCCGGAGCCACGCCGTCGCTCGGGCAGCGACCGTGAACCTCGACTGGGAGCCGCCCTTCGACGTGTCGGCGAGCCGGTCGCACTCCAGCTCCATCAGCCGAGTGTGCGCCGCTTCGTCGCCCTCGATGTGCTCGGTCTGGTGGATCCCACCACCGGAACCACCGGTACGGATCGTGTACTCGATCCTCCACACTTCGGCGCTCATCCTTCGACCTCTTTCGTTGGGACACCCGGGAACAGAACCTGTACGGCGTGGTCGCGGTCACGGGCATCCGCGTACCCCTCACCAGAACCCATCACCTCACCGTTACTGTGACGAACACGCCACCGGTACTCGGTCGGGACCCGGCGGTCGGCCCACTCACCGGAGTCGTACGTCTCGACGTGGATGCCACGGTCCACGACCGGCTCCACAGTGAGCGTCGCCTCACCCCAGTCGACGACGGCAGCGGGGTCCTCTTCGAGTCCCTGCTGGTCGATCGCTGCCATCTCGACGGGATCAGCCGTGAAGTACGAGTCCGGCCGGGCGTCGTAGTCGATGACGAGCGTTGCTCGCAGCTTCACGGTCGGGCTTTCTGGTGTGTCACTCAACGGGTTCTCCCCTGGGTTGGAATCCACGCTCATCGGACGGTCTCCGGGATCGGGCGGCGGTGAAACGAGTTCGAGCAGTACATGGCGGTCTCGCCCCCGCACGTCGGGCAGGTCTCCGGGCTCTCTGGTGCCTCGGTAGACGCCTCGGCGTCCAGGACCCCGGTGGCGAGCCAGAGGTCGACGTCGACCGACTCGTTCCACTCGTCCAGCCCTGGCGCCACGTGTTCCATGTGGGTTCGGATCGCGGCTTCCAGCGCGGCGACTCGGGCCACCGCAGCATCACGCTCAGCCACAGCGACCGCAGCGCAGCGGACCGTCTCGTCCCACTGGTCAAGTTCAGCAGCGTCGCTCAGCTCACCGTCCCGTTGCCATCGGACGTACGCGCCGAATGGGGTGCCGGCGCTCAAGCGCTCGGCGAGCGTTCGGTTTCCCACAGGTGTCTCAGCCACGGGACACCTCCTTCGTTTCGGTCCACGCCAGCAGGTCGGCCACCGCACCACGGCGAGTCCCGTAGAGCGCTGGCAACCCACCACGCCGGGGGCCGACGCGGGTGCCGGAGTCGTCGAACGCGATCCACCAGCCGGTGCGCTCCTTCTGAACCGAGCCGATCAGCGCGAGCGTCGACCTCACGCAGACCGAGTAGGTGCCGCTCCGACGGCGTCGGATGATGTAGTCGGGCCGGTCAGTCATCAGTGCTCACCTCCCACGCTTCACGGTGGGCCTTCCGCCGGGCTTGGAACTCGGGGTCTGGCATACATGCTTCGCAGGTGCACATGTCGCCGTGGAACGTCGCCAGCGAAGACCTGGTGCCGGACCTGCGTGCCGCATCGTCGATCGCAGTGAGGCGGCCTTCCAGCTCAGCGACTCGGGCCACCGCAGCATCACGCTCAGCCACAGGCACGATCGCGTAGCCCTGCCGCTCCAACTCGGAGCGGATCCTGATCGGCACGCCGTGCGCCCGGTACACGTCGTGGATGGGCTCGATCTCGCCGCCGTTCGTCTCCACGATCGTCGCCAAGTACAAGGCACGGTCGACGCCCTCGAGCGTCGTCCAGTCATCGGCCGGGTTTCCCACAGGTGTCTCCAGTTCACTCACAACAACTCCTCGCGATCAGTACAGGCAGCAACCGGCACAACTCGCCGCCGCCACCAACGTCGCTTCGGCGTCGGTGGCGGGAGCGCCTCGTAGGCGGCGGTCAGCTCGTCGACGCGGGCGAGGTTGTAGATGCGCTCCCAGTCCGACCAGAGGACGTGGCGGCTGGTCGACACCTCCCAGAACTGGCCGCACGTGCAGCGCCAGACGGAGCCCGGTGGGTAGCGGAGGCCGTTGACGACCTTCCACGACTGGTGCGCCCAGCTCGCCCCTGGTGGGCGGCAGCGGTGCTCGGCTCCTGGGTCACGAACCATCCGGCCTTTCATCGATCACTCCGGGCATCACGGACGTACTTCTCGAGCGTGTGCACGCCCGAGTAGGTGGCGGTGACGCGGTAGGCGCTCGTCGCGCCGCACGGGCCGGCGACGCGTCCCTCGGAGCCGATGTGGTGCCACACGCCATCGACTCGCACCAGAGGGCGCATGTGGTCGCACTCGTAGCCCTCGAACACACGGTCGGCGCTCATCGTTCGCTCCGGGCATCAACCGTGGAACCCATCCCATCCGACGACACAGGAACCAGCTCGGTCGAGGCCGCCCGGAGCAGCAGTCGGAGGTCGTTAGCCCACACGTGGTAGTTGGTCTTCTTGCGTGCGATGCGGTCGGCCACTTTCTCTACGCCGTCGCGCAGCCGCCCCATTTCTTCCGTAGCGCATCGCAGTCGCCATGCAGCGGTGCGCGAAAGGCACGGCCAGTCCTCGCCGCACGCCGAGCAGTAGTTCTGGTTGTTGCAGAAGTGCAGGGCCTCCAGGCGGAGGATGCACGCGAGAGCGTCGATCTCAGCCATTCGGGTACATCTCCCACGCCTGATAACAGTCAGGGGCCTCGCAGCAGTCGCCAGGCTCGTGGCCGTGGTGCGGTAGCCCGGACAACCAGATCGCCTGGTCCATGAGCTCGTCGGCGTCGGCACGCAGGCCGTCCGCTCGACGCTGCATTTCCATCACCAACGGGCGAGTCATCGGGTCGCTCATTGCTCACCACCCATCCCGAAGATCTCGTTGGCTCTCATGGGGTTCCCGCCTGCACCTGAGCCGACACAGGGAACTCGTCCCACGTTCGGCCGTCGATGTCTCGGCCAGCAGATCCCTTACCGAGCCGGTACATGCCCTGCCAGCTACCGCCGTCGGCCAGCGCTTCGTCTTCGGTCGCTGTGCGGCCGTCAACGTGCATGTACAGGTCGACGTCAGGCCAGCCGTCCGCCGGGGTCAGGAACGACCGCCAATGACCCCACTGCTTGAACAGGAACGCTGTCGAACCACAACGGTCGCGCAAGTCACGCACCCAGTCCGGATGCATCGGGCGCGCACCGTGCCCAGACTCGCCGCCTACGATCAGCCAGTCGATACCGGTCAGGTCGAGCGACGGGAGCGGACCAAGCAGCGGCTCCGCGGAGATGAACCGAACCGCTGCGGGTGTCGCCCGGAGATGGTCGGCGCGGAACGCGTACCGGTCCAGCTCGATCGACGTGCCCAGCCACACGTTCGACAACGGCAGATCACCCACGGTGAGGCCGGTCCGGTCGTGCACGCCGGTGCGCCAGAACGCCGCCCAGAAGTGAGCGTCAGCCAGTACCGTCGCCATCCGCTGCGGCCGCTTCGTGAGCACCTGGAACTGATGCTGCGACGCCTCGGCCATGACGGCGAACACCTGAGCGATGTACCCGATCGACACGTCCGGGTGGAACAGGTCGGACAGCGAGTTGACGAACACGCGCTTCGGCTTTCGCCAGTGCAGCGGCCGGTCCAGCATGTGCGGCACCTCACGGACTTCGCCTGTCCACTGCGTCTCGCCCTCGGAGCGAACCGTGAGCCCGACGTGCTGCGGCGACATGCCCCGGTGCACGACGCCCTTGGCGTAGCACTTGTTGCACCCGGGGCTGACCTCCGAGCACCCGATCAGCGGGTTCCACGTCTCGTCCGTCCACTCGATCTTCGTGCTCATTTCGTTCCTCCAGTTGCGTGATCGGTTCCCGCCAACACGACACCAGCCGTCGACAGGTGCGCCCCACTCGTTGCGCCCTTCATCGACTCCAAGAACGCTCGCCGTTCCTCGGGTGTCTGGCGCACATCGCCGGTTTCGTCTCCCGCGGATGCAGGCTGCAGTTGGGGTTGTGGTTGAGGTATGGAGGTTCCATCCACCGTCACGAACCCCGGTTCAGAACCCCGGTTCCGACAGCGGATTTCGAGTGCCGATTCAGGCGGTAGGAACCGCTCTTCGAACGCCGGTTCCGGGAAGTTGTCCACAAGCCAGACACGCAGTTCCCGAGACTCGATCGAACGCCACGCAGACCACATGCCGCGGGCCAGATTGCGGTTCGCCAGCACGCCGTCATGACGCACGAACGTGCGGATCGCCAGCTCATCGGTGTCTCTGTCCCACGAGATGTACTCGCGTTCCTCCAGGGCGTCGAGCAGGTCGTTGACCTGCTCGTCCCGGGAGCCTCGGCGCCACACGTGCAGCTTCACGTCGAGCACACCGCACAGGCTCAGCTTCGGGTGGGACAGCAGGTAGTCGTAGACGCCCTGCTCGGCCCATGACAGCTCTCGCCAGTCAGGGTCGGCGCCGCGGTTCACGTCGATGCGTGCGTAGGTGCGGGCCATCAGGTCGGCCCTCCCCACTGCTCGTACGACTTGCTGCCCTTGGAACGGTTGCAACGGCGGCAAGCGAGCACGATGTTCTCGGGTTCAGATGAGCCGCCGAGCCACTCGGGCACAAAGTGGTCCAGCTCGATCTCGCTGAAGTGGACCCATGCCTGCGGTTCGCCGCTGTAGTGGCACGGCCAGTGCAGCGAGCCGGGACGGTTGCAGTAGACGCACTTCACCGGGTGGGCGCCGCAGCCAGGTGTGGCGCCATGACGGAGCGCTACGGCCCGTCGAGTCCGATCCGGGATCCGCCGCTTCTTGTAGCGGGGTTCGACCAGCTGGGTATCATCGATCACGTCGACACGCTCCAATCGTGTTGGCCACGTCCGGGGCTGTTGACGCAGCGCCCGGACACTTCAATTCTACCGCAGACCACCGGTGCCGGAACGTATGTTCCACCCCCATCACACCCCTTCTTTCAACCGTCGCGCCCGACGCCGCTGCGCCAGGACGTAGTCACGCTCAGCCGCGTACCGCTCCGCTGAAGCACGCTTCCGACGCTCACGGAACTCCAGATCCGACTGGTACCGCTCGCGCGCCCACCGTCGTTTCGTGTCCCTGTCAGCGCACAACTTCGAGCAGAACCGCCGGCGCACCGTCGCCGTCGCGGGCAACGGCTCGGAGCAGCCGCGCCCAGCGCACACCGGCACCGTCTCCAACGCGGCCTCGATCGACACGTCACGCGTCTCCGGCCACACCTCGAACGGGTGCATCCCGCCACGCACCGCGTACCGCTCCGCCTGATCCTCATCGAGCCCGACGTCCATCAGCCGGTCATATGTCTTTCCGGAGATCTGGAGCAGCTCGCACACCAGGTGCTTGTTCTGCTCGAGCTTCTCGACGAGCGGCGCGAACGGGTACCGCATCACCGGGCCCTCCGCATCCGCCGGCGCTCCGCCGGAACCGTCCCACCCATCACCCCGAAGTCATCCGCGACCGGCAACCGCAACGCAGCGTCCAGGCACTCAGCCCGCACCGGGCACGACGCGCACACCGCGAGGGCCCGTTCGTTGCCGGCGGTCTCGATGAAATCGATGTCCGAGCCGCGACACGCAGCCTCCGACAGCCAGGCGCCGTAGACGGCACGCCGTTCCACATTCCGTGCGGTCACCCGTCCACCTCCACGACCCTGTCGGGACGCAACAACGTCTCCTTCGCCGACTGCACCGACCCCACCGGACCCGACCTGTCGAACCGGCACACCAACACCACCCACCCATGCTTCCGGGACACAGACATCACCGTCCGCCACCGCTCCTGAGGGTGAGGACGAAACCGGGTGCCAGGCTCGAGCTCGGCCGCGGTCATGCGTAGGCCCCGCTGTTCGCTTCGAACACGGCACGGGCGAATCCCATCGGGGTCACCGACCGCAGATCAGCCCGATCCTCCGACGGCGGCAGCAACCACATCTTCGACCCCAACATCGGGGCGAGGGGCGCCTTCTCCGGCATCACGAACCCGCCGCCCACCCACAGGCACGTCCGTTTCGTGTACGCCTCCGAATCATCCGACAGCGCCGCGTAGTCGCACGGATCGAACGCGTGATCCGGTTTCCGCCAGTACGTCGACAACTGGCCCACCGGGTTCTCGAGCATCCACCTGGCGCCGGACCATTCGCAGATCTCACGGCACCTGTCGACCAAGCGGGCGGCGTCGGCGAACCGGGTCAGGCCCTTGTCGGCGAACCAGCGCGCCCCGCTGTTCGCGAGGTCGGTGCACGGCGGGAACGCGAACACCGCCGCGTACTCCTCCCGCGGTGGAAGCCACGACAGAACGTCCGCGCCGACACGGACGAGGTTCCCGTCACGGTGCACGCCCTCTGGGTGTTGCACGTCGACGATCCAGCATTCGTGGCCGGCGTCCAACCAAGGGCGCACCATGTTCCCGGTGCGGTCGCACAACGACAGCACGATCATGGGCACGCTCTTCCTACGAGCACACCATCGCGGTACACACACTCCAACGGCCCCTGATACGGGACAGCAGGAACAGAACACCCCGCGACGAACACCGCGACGAGAACCAGCAGACGAGTCATCGGGCGGTCTCCGGGCTCTCAGCGATCGTCCAGCGGTCGCCGTCGTCGATGTAGCCGGTCATCGAGGCCAGCCGGTCCCAGACCATCGCCACATCGACGCCGTAGCGCTCGTGAAGCCACAAGGCGTACCCGGCCGGGTCTGACGGGCCGCAGTCAGGGCCGTCGTCGGGCGGGTTGTCCCAGAGGTCGCCCACGACAGCGGCGAGCGCTGCACGGTCGGCTTCCAGGGCGGCTACTCGGGCCACCGCAGCATCACGCTCCTCGACGGCGTCAGCCGCCGCTCGGAGCCGGTCCATGTCTCGCACCGTCCAGTCGGCGACGTCCGGCGCCTCAGCGACGATGTCCGGCATCTCACGCAACCGCTCAGCCAGACCCATCGTCGGCTCACGCTTCGCTCGGTTCCCCACAGGTTCGCTCATCGTCCTGTCCCTTCGCATTCGCTGATCGCGTGTTCCGCTCTCAACTCCGCCACATGCGCGGCGAACTTCTCGACGTACTCCGGGTCGGTCTCATCGACACCCGACAACGCTTGGAACCGCAGGTGTTCGGAGCTGTCCTCCAGCACCGTCCGCGACCGCATGAAGCCGTGTTCCATCGCCCACCCGGGGTTCGCATGGATCGACACGTCGGAACCGTTGTGGCACGCATCGCACACCGCCAGCAGGTTCGACTTGGCGTGCGGGTTCGGGATCCGACGGCCGCGGATGTGGTGTGCGGTCGTCGCCTGGACGGTGCACGCCGATGTCTGCACGACGCACATGCCGCCGGCCTCGGCGATCACCGCCGCCTTGTTCTTCTTGTAGGCGCGGTCCCCGTTCTCGTCCGGGTTGCGCACCACCTTGAACAGAGGGTGGACCATGTCAGTCACGGGACACCCCGCAGTCCTCGACGAGACGACGGTCAGCGAGGCATAGGCCCTCAATCACCCTCCGTTGACGAACCATGTGGACGTAGCAGGAGTGACATATCGGACCGATGGCGCCCGCGGTTTCCCTTGCCCGCCAGGCCACTTCCCTCGGAACCGACAACTGGTAGTAGTAGTTCGCCCACTCGCCCGGCCTAGCGGGCCTGACGTGGTTCGGGTTGTGGCCCGCTTCGGCGAGGCACATGCGGATGCGTTCCAACACGTCGTCGCTCATGGTTCGACCGCCGGCCACTCGACCTTGCCCAACACCGACCGCTGAACCTCCGGCAACACCACCGGAGCAAACCCAAGAGCATCCAACCCAGCACACCTGAGCCAGAACGCATCGACCTGGTTGTCGTCGGCAAGTTCGAGCCCGAAGCGCTTGTACAGCGCCACGGCCATCTCGGCCTTCGTTGCGTTGCCCTTCCCGGTTGCGTACTTCTTGAGCGTCGCCGGTGGGACGAGGGCGTACTTGACGCCCATGCGCAGCAGTTCGACGCGAACAGCGCCGTGGACCATCCCCGTGATCCCGGCCCCATGGGCGTGTGTAGGCAAGTCCTCGATGACCGCCAGATCGACCCCGTCGCACATGTACGCGACATCGTCTGCGACCATCTTCAGGCGGCGGTCGCCGTACTTCGCAGGCAGCTTGTCAGTGACCACCTTGCCGTCCTTCATGCAGATGCCGGTGGCTGTGATCGAAAGGTCCAGGCCCACCACGTTCGGGGCGCTCATGACCTGCGCTCCACCCACGCGAGAACTTCCAACGCCTGCGCCTCAGACAACGCCGACTTCGTGAACGTCCACCCCTTCGACTTGATCCACGTCTTCCACTCCGCCAACCGGTCGTCATCGAGACCGAGACGGGCATCGAGGATCGTCTGCCACGTCCCGTCCGTGACCTTCTCCGGCACCTCTGCGGCGTCTTCGATGGTGAGTTGGTCCGGGTCCTGCCGCTCGTCGTTCCCCATCGACAACGGCTCAGGTGCGTGGTCCTCCACGTCACCCTCCGTCTTCGAACCGGACGGCATCACCAGCGTCACCCCAACCAGCGCTTCGGTGCGCCCCTTGTTGTAGAGCGACAACCCGAACTGGTCCCCGAGGTTCTTCGCGCACCGCTTGATCGCGTACGAGATCGCGTTCTTCACCGCGAAGTCGTGGGCGTCACCAACACCGGGCATGTTCTGCGACGAGCCCGTCGCCGCGTCTTCGAACCGGGCGACGACATTCCCCTCACGGTCCTTGATCGTCAACCGCATCAGGCACCGGTACGTCACCCAGCAGCGAGGCGGTGCCTGCTTCTTCGTCTTCTCGTCGACGGGCTGTTCCACGATCCGTTCGTGCACCAGGTCGAGCGAGAGGATCTCGTCGTCCCACCCGCCGAACCCGAAGATCCGGGTCAGGTGAGCGATCACGTCGAACGCTGCGACGTGCGACTGGCCCTGCGCTTTCATCACCCGGCGCGGCTTGATCGGAGCGAGGAGCTTGTCGACCTGCGCCTGCTCGAGCCCGCTCACTGGGGAACCTCCCGCAGCGTCGCGACCCGGGTCACCTGGCAGAAGTCGTCCGCCTTCAACCCGGCGGCGTCCATCGCACCCTTCTTGAACGACTTCGGGTTGATCGACTGCCAGACGTTGAACTCCGACAACGTCTGCTGCGCGACCCGCGCCCGATCCGAGTCCAGTTCCCCGGTGATCGGGTCCAACGCGACCTTCCGGGCGACGTTGCGGGACATCTCGTCGCGCAACCGTTCGACGTTCTCCGGGGCCCAGTCCTTCTTGTCTGTGGTACCGGCCCGCCACTTGCGTTCTCCGACGACAACAGTGCCGCCGTCGAGGGAGTCGGCTGCGATCTTGTCGGCGTCACGGGCAACCTCGGCGACCTTCGTGGCGGCTTCCTTCAACGCGACCGCTGCTGCGACCAGATCGGCTGGGGTCCACGCCTCGTTCTCCGGGTCGAGCGACGCACCGATCAGCTGGGACGCTTCCCATGCACGGGAAGAGACAAGTTCGGCCATCGCCAGTACTGCTTCTGGTGGGGTCACTTGGTGTCACCCCATTCGGTTGCGTCTGCTCGGGCAGCAGCCGTCTCAGACACAGCATCAGCAGCCTGATCCGCCAGCAGTTCGTCGTGCTCTGCGAGCCAAGCACGCACCCTGTCGAGGTTGCCGTACGACGCGTACTGCTTCTCCTCCGCCTCGGACCGCAGCCGGGCGACGAACGCCGCCCGCTCGTCCGCGGTGAACAGCCCCAGCGTCGAGATGTCCGGCTCGTCGCTGTACACGAAGTGCGCCGCCAGCGCGTTGCCCACGTTGATCAGCGAGGCGTGCGCTGAGCGGTCGTAGTACGCGGCCTTGTAGAAGATCCCAACGCGCTGGATGCCCCGCTCATCGACGATGTACGACCACATCGCATGGTCGTACCCCTCACGCTTCCAGCCGGGCGGCAACGTCGCCGGAGCGAACATCGGGTCGCCCTCGATCGGGTCGCCGAACGTGAACCCCAGCGCCTCGAACTCGGAGCGGTCACGCAGGTCGGTCGGGAGCTTGTCGCTCGCCACCAACTGCCGCTGGCCGTCGGCCTCCAGGTCCTCGATGTACCGGCTCGGGCCGTCGGACATAGCGCCCAACAGGTGGATCATCGGATCCCGTTCCGTCGTGTTCTCGGGGATGGGCATGTATCGTTTCCTCTCAGTTAGTTGGCGCTCCCGTCCTTGTCCTCCAAGACCGGCGGGAGCGTCGCTGTTTGTTGTCACGGGATTGGTCCGGGGGTTGCCCCATCCAGGCGTGCTGGGGAGCAGGGAAGGGGGTCGCCTGGTGAACCCCCGGACCAGAACTCAGGCCGGGTCGTATGTCGCCTCGAAGATGTCGGGCTTGCACGGGTAGAACTCGCCCTGCACGCCGCGGATGATCCAGTCACCCGGATTGGCCGCCATCGTTCCTTCGAGGGTCGTCACCAACATCAGGGGGCTGCGGAACTGGAACGTCTCCTCGGCGGACAACGTGCCGGTGTTCACTTCGTCGAACCACGCCACGACGGCGAGGTAGTCGTCCAAGGTGAGGAATCGCATCGCCTCAATGACGACGGGCTTCTTGCGGTACTTCTCTACGGGCATGGCAGTTACCTCTCGGTTGTTGGCACGGTCCCGGGGAACCCGACTCAGTTCGGCGACGGGATCCGATCGACGGACTGGGCGAACGCTTCGCCCTCCGCGAACCCCTGCCAGTACGACGCAGTGCTGTTCGGCACCGACGCCCGACCCTTCTGGTACGCCAGACCCGCGGTCACGATCACAGCCATGACCGCAAGGCCACCGGTCAACAACAGCCAGCCCATCAGGCTGGCTCCGGGAACTTGTCGGGGTTCGCCCCGCCGGGACGCCAGCGGTACATGCCGACCTCTCGGCCGTCACGGAAGGCGTTCCACGCCTTGATGGTCACTGCGATCATCCACGTCCGAGACCGCTCGCCCCGAGCGTTCGCCTGCTCCTGCTGCAAGGTGCGGCGCAGCTCGTAGATGGGCTGCCCCTTTTCGTGGCCGGTGTCCTCGCCGAGCCGAGTGAAGAAGTGGTTCGCGTCCTCGACGTCGATTCGGTCGAACAGCCACCAGGTGAACCCGATGATCGACTTCGGCACGCCGACGGACTTGGAGACCGAGGCGACTGCGGCGACCGTGTAGCCGCGCAGCTCGGGGTGGTTCTCCAGGAAGCGGAGCAGGAGGGCGTTGCTCTCGCCGTTGGATGTGGACACGCTGCGGCGTTGTCCGGAGTCCCACCGGGATGCGAGCCGGGTGATGGCCGCAAGTTCGTGGCAGTGGGATTCGCCGCGGAGCTTCAGGACGTCGGAGAGCTGGCGGGGGATGCCGCCGTCTACGTTCTCTTGGGCGGCGGAGTCGAGCCCGGTTACGACGAGCATGGGGACGGCGACGCCCGCCTTGATGATGGCGTGCAGGCGGTGCTGACCGTCCTGAAGCTTGCCGTCCAGACCGAACCGCACCGGCTCGGCCGTCCAACGCCAGTCGCCCGCCGCCATGTCGGCCGCGTACGCCTTGACCGCGTTCTCGCGCAGGTTGCGGTTGTGCGTGTTGTTCGTCAGGTACTCGGCCGCGAGATCTGGCGTCACCAGCACGACGTTCCCCACGGGGAGCGGGTCGACCGGGGAGTTGGGCTTGGCTAGGGTTTCGGTGATCACGGGGCCTCCTGTGGCTCTGTGGTGAGGGTGCCGAGAAGGTCGGGCATGACCTGGACGGCGTAGGTCAGGTGACCGCGTAGCTGCGTGGTCACCTGGTCCTTGTTGGCGGGGAACCGGTCATCCGCAAGGACGCGCTCCACCCGCTCGACTGCCTTGCGAAGATCAAGCCCCGCCTTGAGCGCTGCGACGGAGAGAGCCGATCGCCGCGGTTTGGGGTCCGGTCGGCTAGCGGGGTACTGCTTGCCGTCTACGCCAGTGATCGGCGGAGGGGAGGACTCCGGGGAGCTGTGAGCCAGAGGCTCAGACCCCCCGGAGTCGGACGTGTCGGCCGCAGGATCGGGGTCCTGTGAGTCCGGCACGTCGACCTGCGCAGGTGGGTGGTTTCCACCCACCTGCAAGTCCTTGCGGACGGTGCCCCGGTCAATGCCCGTCGCTGATGCGATGGCCCGGGTCGACAACCCGGATTCGCGCAAGGACTGCACAACCTCAGCTCGTTCCTCGCGGGGGAGGCGGAGCCGCGACGTGCCGAACTCCCGCGTGCAGTAGTCGTCCCACGTGGGGTAGCCGAGGGCCTCCCAGGCGCGGGACTCGTACGCCTGCTTGATCAGCTGCCACGCGCCCTCGACCGTGACCTTGATCTGATCGGTCAGGATGCGAGCCCGTTCGGCGGCAGACGGCGCCGTCGAAGGATGGGCGTCCTTCGCTGCGCGGTGGATGTCGATCACGTCGCCGCTCATCGGTCGCCTCCCGGGATCCGGTGCCCACCGATAGCCACCCGCTCATCACGCACACCCCGCGGGGCACACAACGCAACCAGCAGCCCGCCACCGTTCAACACGAGCAGCAGCCACAACCACGTCTGCTTGCCCTCGTCCATCGTTGGGAACGCGAGGAGTACCGCGGCGAGAGCGATGCTGGTGGCGACGAGCAGCCACGTCAGGCGGGCACTCATGACTGGACCGCCCCTGCGAGGGTCGCCAACGCGACACTGACCCGCCCCTGCCACACCTGATCCGGCTTGTGGACCAACTCACCGATCGCTTCCAGATGGGCGGCGAGCAGCAGCACGGCGCGCTCGCCAGTCGACAGGCAGCGGAACAGCTCGTTGTCGTCGGCCGACCCCGTGTTGGTTGTGATGGCGTAGCCGAGCTCGGTGATCTGGAACGGGGTCAGGTGTTCCAGGACTGGGGTGTCGAGGTCTGCGACGAGTTGCTCAGCCAGAGACTGAGCCGTCGCCTGAGCAGTCACGACGCCGCCGTTTCCGGGAGCCCGAGTGCGGTGCGCAGCTCGGCCAGAACCCTGCGGGCGGCTTCGAGCCGGTCCGCTTCCGTGACGCCGTGTTGGATGTACTCGTCGCTCAGGACGAACTCGAGAGCGCCAGCCGCCTTACATGCGGCGCCGACCTTCTCCCGCTGCTGGTCGGCCTGCCTCATCCACCAGTCGTTCATGACTTCACCTGGTGGTTGTCGCACAACCGGTTCACGTTCCATGTGCCAGTCGCGCACCGGGCGCACGGCACCGCGTTGTCGCGGGGTTGCGTCGAGTCAGGGTCGACACCCTCCCGGGCGAAACGCTCGAGATCAGTCGGGGTGTGCAGCGAAGCGATCTTCACGACGCACCCCCGGTCACGAACTTGTGGATGAGTTCGGCCTCAGCGATCCGCTGATCGGGGGCCTGAGCGCGGGTGCTCTCGATGCACCACTTGCGGAGATCGCGATCGTCCGCTGCCCGGCGGGCCTCGACCTGGGCCTTCGCGCGATCGACCTGCGCCTGAGTGCGGGAGTAGATGGCCTCGACGGCTTTCCGCCGCTCGACCTCGCGGATCTCATCGGCGACGGTCTTGGAAACGAGGTCGACCACTTCGGAGCGCCTCATGACGTCACCGCCTCGGACGACTCGGGCGTCAGCAGCGCCAGCACGTCGGAGCGTCGGTACCGGCGGTGTCCGCCAGGTGTCCGCATCGACGGGAGGCGACCGCTCTGGGCGTAGCTGGCGAGGGTGTCGATGTGCATCCCCACCAGCTCTGCGGCCTTGGCTGGAGCCATGTCGAACGGCTCCTCAAGGTGGTTCTGATCCGGCATGTATAGGAGTAAACCAGAAATCCCGGTTCACGACAACCCGAATTACCGGTTTGTCGTTCTAGGTCATCCGTCCCAACACCAAGATGTTGCTTGCAAACCCCGGAATATCCCGGTAATCATGCATTCATGGGCGTAACCACCACCTCCCCCAAAGAAGCGATCAGCCTCGGCAACGCTCGAGCTCGTCGCACCCTCCAAGCCGTCCAGGCCTACCGTCGGATGCGCAACAAGGACATCGCCGAGAAGACGGGGATGCCCGTCAACACCGTGCAGTCCTACACGGGCGGCTCCGCCAACATCACCGCCGGGATCATGGACCTGTTCGCCGACGCCCTCAGCGTCGAGCCGTTCGTCCTCGCCATGAACGAGCGCGACGCCATGCAGTGGGTGCTGGACCACGCGCCGAACCCGGAGCCCGACCCCGTTACCATGTTGGAAACGGTCCTCCTCCAGGTCGCATGACCCGGGCCTTACGACTCATTCAGTCGAACGCCGTTGACGGTTGTGTCAGTGGTGATGAAGGTTCTTCCGTTATGGGGGAGACCGAAGTCACAGTCAGTGCCCATGTGCCCGGGTTCTTGGTCGCGAGGGGGTACGCGCCAAGCAGCCGCAACCAGCGGCGAAGCATCCTCGGTCAATTCGTTCGCAGTGTGAACGATCTACCCGCGGACCGTGTGGACGCAAGCAATGCGTTCCAGTGGTGGGCAGATATCGCTCACCTCAGCGCGTCATCGCGGCGCTCGCACCTGTCCACCGTGCGCTGCTTCTACACACACCTCATCGTCATCGGCGCAGCCATCGTCGACCCGACACTCGCGATCGTCACGCCACGGGTGCCGCCATCGCCGCCGGTGACGATCACCGCCATCGAGATCCTGCGGCTCATCGCCTGCCTCCCCGACGCACGGGACCGGGCCATCGCCGGGCTCATGCTCGGCTGCGGCCTCCGCGCCGGAGACGCGGCGAACGTCCTCATCGAGAACATCGACCTCGACGGCCGGGTCCTGTCCGTCCTCGGCAAGGGCGGCAAGACACGCCTGGTGCCGATGCCGACCGCGACCGTCGTAGTTCTCCAGAACTACCTCAAGCAGCGCCCAGCGACCCACGGGCCACTCCTCCGCCAGCTCCGCACCGAGAAACGATGCTCCTCCGAGATCGTGCAGGACCGGATGACCCAAGCGCTCTGGGCCGCAGGGATCAAACGGGCAGCGTACGACGGGCGCAGCTCCCACGTCCTCCGCCGCACCTGCGCAACAACACTGCTCGAGTCCGGCCTGTCGATCCGTGTCGTGCAGACGATCATGGGTCACGACTCGATCGCCAGCACCCAGCGGTACCTCGCGCTGCCGGACACCCGGCGCCTGCTGGAAGCGATCGAACAGGGCCCGATGGGGACCGCCGCATAGACACCAGCTACCTCCCCGTGCAACCATCCGCGGGTGGATGAGGGATCGAAGGTCGTCAAGCTGCTGTGGTCGGTGACGGCGCTCGCTGTCGCTCTGGTCGCGCTCGGAGCGGTGATGGGAGCGATGGTCGCGGGCGACGCCGGTGGGGACAGCGGCACCGCGATGCTGATCGCCGTCGCGGTCGTCTGTGTTGGTCTCGCCGTCGGGCTGTACGCCGCGACCCAGTGGGTCCAATACACCATCGCTCGTCGCCGCAAGTAACCCCGGGCGCGACAAAGCCCCCTCTGACCTGCCGTGCCCGCGGCGGTCAGAGGGGGCTTCGTACTCACCCCGGAGGGGGCGGGGTGAACTAAGTGAGAGCCACGTCAGGCGTGTAGATGTGGTCCCGGAACTTCGCGACCGTCAACTTCAACCCGTTGTCGATGACCCACACGTTCGCGACGAACCGGCCCGGGCGGGCGAACTGCTCCGCCGTCCACGCCACCCGGATCTGCCCCGCGACCTCATCCTCGATCACCGGGGTGAACGGCTTCGACGGCGACCCCGCGACCGACCACGCACCATGAACCGTCGCGCCCGTCAAATTGATCTGGACACGGTCAGCGTTGCGCGCCTGGAACACGATGTTCTCCGGGATCTCCCCCACCGGGTGAGGGCCGAGGCGAACTTCGAGCGGGTCACGGGCCATGGGATCTCCTAGCGGTACGGGGAAGCGACCACCGGGGGCCGGTGAGGAGTCGCGTAGATCGTTTCGGCGCCGTCCGACAACGCGACGACACCAGGGTCGATGCACATCGCGTTGACGTACAACGGGTTCGGGGTGACGACCACGTTCCCGTCGTTCACCAAGGTCACAGCACGGACGGAACCGACAGCGACGACACCCGCGGTGACGTTCGCGGAGCCCTGCTGCACCGACACGTGAGTCGCAGCGGAGACAGCAACCGGCGACACCGTCACCGTCACCGACCCGCCAGCGGCAACGGACACCGTCCGAACCGACGCGAGGACCGCCTGCGCCGAAGGTGCCAGCGTGACCGACGACGCCGTACCCGGAACCGGGACAGCAGCGACCGCCGCCACAGGAGACACCGTTACCGTCACGTTCCCCGACGTCGACACCGTGGCCGCCGGCAACCCGACCGTCACCGGCACCGGAGGCTGAGCGTGCGACGTTGAACCACCCGTCGTGACACCCGGCGCGACTTCCGTCGCGTTGACCGCCACCGGGTTCGGGGTGACCGTCGCCGTTTCCGTCGCCGACACCGCAGGCACCCGAGGCGCCACCGTCACCGCGACAGCAGCCGCCGTGACCGTCGTGTTCTGCACCGCGGCCACACCCGGAACCGGGCGGGCCACCACCACACCAACCGGGGCAGGGGTCACCGTCGCGGACTCGGTGCCGTTGACCGACACCACCCGCACACTCGCAACCGCACCCACACCACCAGCGACCGTCGCACCGCCACCCACCGCCGGGGCCGGCCGGGCAGCAACCACACCCACCGCCGCCGGCGACACCGTCACATCGACCGTGTCCGGCAGCACCGCGTTCAACCACGACTCGAACTGGGCCCACGACGCAGGGTTGTCCAACGCGTCCGAGTGACCCGACGCAACCTCGAACCGGGTCAACCCCGTCGACGACACCGTCCCCACCGCAGGCCGCGCATACGTGAACCCGCTCGTCCCCAGCGCGTCGTACAGCGCGGTGACCCCCGCGGCCGACAACACGATCGAATCCGACGTTCCGCGCACGTAACCGATCGGGATCGTCGGCTCACGAGTAGTCCCCGCGTACGTGCCGGTGCCGGTGATGTAGTCGTTCAGGTCCAGCTCGTTGTACGTCGAGCTCGGATTCGTCCCGATCTTCTCACCCATATGGAGGGTGCGGCCCAACGTGTTCGCCGCAGCCTGTGTCCCGTCGGGATGCTGGGTGACCTCGTAGATGTCGACCGGGGCAACCCAGACGAACACACCGGCGAACGGTGTGGTCGACATGTTCTTGTCGAGATCGAACGCGGGCCTCGAGTTGCCGGGGGTGTCGGACCGGTTCCCGGCGACGTTGTCGTACCCGGTGTACGTCGCGGTGTCGCCGTACGACAACGCAGTCCACAGCGCGACTTGTCCGCCCGCCGATTCACCGGTGACGACCATCGTTGTCGTGTCGACCCGGTAGAACGACGCGTTCGACACCAGGTAGTTGACCGCGGTCTTCACGTCGAGCGTCGGGTCAGGGAACGACGGCCCGGTGTTCGTGAAGAAATCACCGTTCGACAACTTGTACGACGGGTTCACGAGCACACAACCGAGGCCGGTCACGAACTCGCGGAACGCCGGCGGGAGATCGAACCGGGTGCCGACACCCTCAGTCCAGAACCCGCCGTGCAACCACCACACCACCTGGAACCCGCCCGGGGGTTCCGCGATGAGCGGCTCGTACACGTCCATCTGCCGGTACGACGACGAACCAACACCGTCGTGATAGCTGATGTTGTAGTGACCGCGGGTCGCCTGCTTCACCTTCGCGGTCACCGCGACCGGCGGCGGGGTCACCGTGACCGACACCGCCGGAATGTTGTACGTCAACCGCAGGACCGGCCGGTTCGACGACGTCACGTTGTCGTACGAACCCAACTGCACCGACGTCGCCGGAGAGTTCAGCGACGCCTTGATGATGACGCCGACATAGGTGCCGGTGGTGGAGTGCGACCCGTTCGCCGCGACCGCGACAGCGATGTCCGCCGCGACGTCCGGGGTTTGCACCGTCGCACCCGTCGAGATCGACCCCGTCACCCACGTGTTCTGGGTGGCCCCAGCGGTGACCGCAGCGGCGTACCGTTCCCGGGGCCGGTCCGTTGCCGTATCCGCCCACGTCGCCGCGGGAGAACGCTCACCAACAACCTGGTGGGTCGTCGACCCGACCGACCCGCCAACGAGGACCAGCCGAACCACCGCACCCGTGATGTCCGCCGCAGCGATCGTCGACGGAATGAAGAACCGGAGCCCCGCCAACGTTGCAAGGTGGGTGCCACCGTTGTGCTGGATGAGCGCGAGGTAGTTCTGGTTCGAGACGAAGTTGCTCGTGCTCGACTGGGTACACGTCGCGTCGTCACCTGACGCGAGCTCCTGGATGTCAGTGCTGGACGACGGCACCCGCCGCTCCCTTCATCGGAGGGGTCAGGTCAGGTGAACGTGAGGATCCCGGCGGCGTTCCACTGGATCGTGAAGGTTCCGGCGGTCGCGATCTTGTCGGACCCGAAATCGACGGCGACGATCCCGTACTTCGGGGACGTGGTGTTGTCGTACACGAGGGCACCACGAGCGGTGATCGTCGCGGTCGACCAGGTCGCATCGCCGGCGTCGAACGCGACGACACCAGCAGCGGTGGCCACAGTCGGCGTCGCGAGCGCAACACCACCGGCGGTGTACCCGGTGCCGACGACCTCGTTCGCGTTCCACGGCGACACCGCGTAACCCGAGTCGGTGTCGAACGCGAACGTGCCCGAGATCGTGTTCGTGAACAGGGCGCAGTTGATCGTGTCAGCGTTCAGGTCGATCGCCGCGGTGTTCTCGAGTGAGTCCTCGAGGAACTTCTTGAACCAGTTGGACGAGGGGAATGCCATTGCTCACAGCTCCTGGGTTTGGGGGTGCGTGCGCACCGTTTCTGGGGTGACGACGCAGTCGACGCGGCCGGAGCCGTGATAGATCTGCTTCCCGTCTGGGCGTCCTGAGACCTCGGAGATGGTTTCCACGGTCTTGGTGTCTGCCTGGCGGTCGATGGTCTCGGCGGGTCCGGTGCGGACGCGGGTGCCGATGTGGACCTCGCGGAGTGCGGCGGGGTCGGTGAGCTTCCCGGTGTCCGGGTCGAACAGGGCCACGGTCAGCTCTTGGTGGAGGTGTTCGCGGTGGCGAGCCCGAGGCCGAGCACAGCGGCGGCGAGCCCGAGCCAGAGGGCTGCGGTCTGTTCGTCGAGGATCCCGTAGGCGAGGAGCACGGGGACTGCGGCGACGAGGACGGCGTAGATGTAGGCGCGGATCTTCTCGTTGGGCATGGGGTGACCTCCTGGGTCGTGGGCGCGTCGAAGTCCCCCGGGCGGGGGCGACACAGATGGGATGGGGGTGGACTCAGCCGCGCTTAGGCGTCAGGCTGGACAGGTCCCGGGTGTGGTGCCCGGACCCCTGAGAGCTGGAGAACGAAATGAGCGATGAACACGCACCGTCGTACGGCGACCCTGAGATGGGGTGCATGGAGTGCGGCGAGGACTGGCCGTGTGCGTCGAAGCTGCTTGCAGCGATCCGTCGGCACCGGGATTCGCAGACCACGGCCCAAGACTTGGACGCCGTCGACGCCGAGCTGTGGGGGTTACTGGACGAGCTGGACGACATGCCAGCTGGAGACCGGGTGCGGCTCCGTAGGTGGGATCACGCAACTGGAGGGACCAGATGAGCGCTCGCATGACCGCCTACACAGCGACAAGCGCCGAAGGGATCCTTCGTGGCGTGGGTCTCATCGCGTTCATCGGAGCGATCGTCGCTGTCGCGACCGTCGCGTTCTGGCTGGCGACACGAGAGACGGGCAAGCGATGAACGCCAGTAGCGAGCGAGTCAGCATCACGACTTGGGCGCAGTCCGAGGTGGAAGGCGCGGAACCGATGCAGCTCTGGCGCGTTCGCACCGACGCAGGGTTGGTGGCGATGATCGGCCTGCCGTACAGCACCTCATCCGAGGACGTACTCGCAGCAGCGGAGCGGCTCGTCATAGATCTCCCTTCAGGGGAGTAGCCCCGCACCCGCACCACCCGGCTCCGGTCGGATGGGTGCGGGGCGCCATCAGGCGACAACGCGCTCGAAGTCGGTCGTGCGGAGCTTCAACTCACCGATGTTCGACCCAGGCCACACAGCCCCAGCCTGAGTCACCAAACCGACACCCCTGCCACCAGGGGAACGGTCGAACACACGGACACCATGGGTGTGCAACAGCATCAGCAGCTTCCGCAGATCACCCTTGACTTCCGGGCCCGGAGGGTTCGGAAGGCGGAACCGGTCACCGATCGACACCGGCGCCGAATGGTCATCACCGTCGCGGCCCGCGTAGTTCGGGAACACACACCCGATCACCGCCGGGTTGTCCAACAGGTCCGGCGTCAAGATCATCGACGACAGCCGCACACCAGCCGCCGTCACCGGGTACCCCGACGTGAGTTCACCGGCCGGGTTCCAGAACCCGATCTCGTCGCACCACCACGCCCAACCGTCACCACCGACCATCGGGTTCCACACCCACCGGGCCTGGATCATCTCGACAGTCGCACCATCCGGGTACACGCCCAGCCAGTGCCGGTCGTAGGCGCCGCCCCACTGGGGCATCCCTTCCAACCAGGCTTCACCCTTGGCGATCGGGACCAGCTCGACACGCGGCTTGCCACGGTTCGGGGAATCGACGAACACCTGACGCAACGGGGTCGACGTCGTGACCTGTTCCATCGGCATCCCCGACTGGATCGGGGAACCTTCCACGATGCTGAACCGGGACGGCGCGACACTCACCGGGAGGTCGTACAGCTTCGTCCACGGCACCGGGGCAGACGCCACGACGGGTGTGCGTTCCCGGGCGATGTTCGTGATCTTGTCCGCCGGCGGGCACTTCCATGCCGGCACCCACCCGGTGAGCAGCTTGTCCCAGAACGTGACGGCCTGATGCTTCGCGATCTGCAACGGCGTCATCGTCCTGATCGGCGGGGTCGTCATCGTGCGGCAACCAGCCGGTTGTACGTCGGCAGAGCAACCCACTTCGGGGTGGTCGACTGGACCAGCCCGAGGTCCTTCATCAGCTGGTCTTCGCCGGGGCCGAGGATGGATGCGTGGATGCCGTCGGTGATGAGGGTCGGCTTGTTGGTGTCGGTGTAGACGAGGACCTGCACGTTGTCTCCTTCGGTTGCCGCCAGCACCGCAGCGGGAACAGGGGTGGTGGCCTGCGACGGGGCGGCCGGCTGACGGTTGAGCGTCGACGCGATGCGGCGGGCGTCGGACGGCCACCCTTCGAACTCGAAGTGCATCGGGTCGGGACGCGACCAGCGGCCGCCCCACTCGAACCCGTGCTGCTCGAACAGGTCGATGATCCACGCGGGCGGGTTCCGATGGGTTCCCATCGGGTACTCCTGGGCGTCGATGTCGATCGCGAGTCCCCACGAGTGGTTCGACGCGACGTTGCGTCCACGGATCGGCCGGTTCGCGTAGCCCCAGTCGTCGTCCACGTCGCCCGGGCCGTGGTCGAACAGGTAGCCGCGGCGTTCGACTTCGTCGACGACGTACTGGACGATCGGGGCGATGTCGTAGTGCACGTACCACCGGGCACCGGAACGGGCGGCGACGACGAGACGCATGTCCTTCTGGCGGTTCACGGGCCAGCCTTGGCCCCAGCCTCGGAGATTCGCCGGTGCCGTCATCAGTTCCCCTTCTGGCATTCAGCGAGGAACTCGATTGGGTCATCGCTAGAGCGGCGCACCGCTGCGGCGTACTGCCGGACCGCCTCTTCCTTCTCGGAGCGAGCGGAGTTCTTCACCACCCTGGCAGCCGCGATCGCGTCGATGACCGCCGGGGTCGCCTGGGCCAACGTCGCCAGGAACGCATCGTCGCCAGTCGCCGATGCGGCTAGGCCCATCAGGACCAGGTTGTCCCGATCCGCTCTCGCGTCATCGACACCGTCGCGCGCCTCCTCGACCTTGTCCTGCGCTTCGACCACACGGGCGTTGAACTCGGACCGGCAGGCAGCGAGCTCGTTGCCCTGGCGGACCTGAGAGCTGTTGTCCTTCGACGAGAAGATCGCCGGGACCGCCACCACGAACAAGACGATCATCCCGGCAGCCAGGATCCCCGAGAGAATCATCACCACGGTGAGCCGGCGGTCGGTCGAGTGCACCGGGGCGGTCACCTGTTCACCACCAGGTTCAACGCCAGCAGGATCGCTGCGGTGGAAGTAGAGATCAGGATTCCCACGAGGGTCCACAGCATCTTCCCGAGCCGTTCATCGAGAGCGCTGATGTCGCGCTCGTGGTCGTCGAGGTCGCGTTCGGCGAGAAGGAAACGGGTCCCCTGATCGAGCGACGAGCGTTCACCGGTCCGGGTCATGCGAGCGCCACCAGGCGCATCCAGGCCCGCGCCTTGTTGAGGTTCAGTGCGCCACCGGAGTACTGGTACGTGAGGATCTCGACGTAGTCGGTGGCGTTCAGCTTCAACGGCAACGCGGTCACCGTGCCGGTCGATGAAGTGCCGGCATCCCATGTGTCGCCGTCGGTGACGGTCGACCCGTTCACACGGAACGACAGCACCCGGTTCGCGCTACCACTCGCGAACTGGAGGTATGCGCCGACCTCGTACCAGCCGCCCAACCCGGCCGGGACCTTCATCTGCGTGTTGTTCGTGACGGTGTCGTGGTAGGCGTCGGTGTCGCGTTCATCCGCCGCGTTGAACTGGACCGCGGTCGGCGATGCGTTCGGGATCGACTGCGCCGTCGACCGGGTCACGATGCAACCCGGCATCCGGGCCAGCGTCTCCAAGTTGTCGCGAACCTTGTCGAACCACGCCGCAGTCACGCTCGAGCCGGTGCCCACGTTCTGCGTGTTGTTCAGGTCGTCGAGCGCGGTGGTCATGGTTCTCCTAGAACGCGATGAGGTCGGGTCCGCCGACCAGAGAGACACCGGCCCGGAACCAGGTGCGGTTCGCCCGGGACGAGTCGAGGAGGAGGGTCACGGTCCACGTGCCTTCGGGTCCGCCGGTCCACTGGTGGCGGATCCCGATGACGTGGGCGTAGATGTCGAGGTTCGACCCGATGTCGACACCGGAACTGTTCTTCGGTGGCGCTTTGATGACCCGCACCAGCCAGCCCTCTTCGATCTGCGCGGCGATCGGGGCGAGGACTGCCGGGTCGGTTTCGACAGTGAAAGCGACTTGTTCGACACGGGGGACCGGGTCGGAGTTCGCGAACACCAACCATTCGGCGATCGCTTGGGACTGCCGGTCCGACGGGTGCAACAGGCCGCTGAGGTGGACGGGGTTGCGGCGCCCGTACTTCGCGATCGACGCCGCGTTCTCCACGGTCTGCATCCGCCCGTACGCCGAAGTCACCTGGGCGACGTTCACGATCTTGAACGGGTCGTTGTTGATGACCGTCCCGGCCTCGTTCATGTACTCGGCGGTTCCGGCGTCGAGCAGTGATCCGACGTCGGAGAGGGTGAGCTGCACCGCTGTCGACTTGGTGTCGGTCCACGCCCAGCCACGCTGCGAGAACCGCATGTCGCCGTCGCGGTCCACCCAGATGCGGCCCTGTTCGGTGTTCTCGATCTGTTGCAACAGGGTGAGGGTGTCGCCGGTGCGGTACCCCTGCTGGGTGGTGATGCCGGAGGTGTCGAGCGTTCCGAGGGTGTTGCCCAACCCGGCGCCCGTGATGAGCCGGGTGAGCCTCTGGTCCAACCTGTCGCCAGCCCACGCAACCCGGCCCGCCGCAGACATCTCCTGAGCGAGAGTCGTCAACTGCGCTTCGGTGTACGAGTGGTTTTCCCACACCATCACGTGATCGATGACCCCGACGTACGGGACTACATCGGTGTGCGAGTCGCCACCGATCTCGAACGTGGTCGTCGGACCGGCGGTCTGCGTGCCGAACCCGATGAGACTCTGAGTTATCGCGATCGGTTCGCCGTCGATCCAAATGGAGATCGGGTCGGTGTACCCACGGAACCGCACCATGAAGTGGTGCGGACTGCCGTCAGTCAACGGCGGCGTCGACACCGCCGGGTCGGAGGTCGCAGTCCGGACAGGCTGACCAGCCTGACGAACCAGCGCGTAGACCCTGCCTTCATACTGGGCGGTGCCGTCGGCGTACACGCGGAGGTTGAACCCGGTGAAGGTGTTGGCACCCGGAGGTGTTCGACCCGAAGACTGCGCGACCAGGGTGGACCGGATGGCCTCACCCGGGGACGGCGTCGGGAACTGGAACCAACCAGAGATCACATGCCAGTCGGTCGCCGACGCGATGTTGATCGTCGCCGCGGAGTTCGTCGTGGCCATGAACCCGTCAGAGTTGTCCTGACCCCACGACTTGTCGCCGCCATCGACGACAGCGTCCTTCTCCTTCAACCCACCCGAATGCGCCGCCGGCAACCCCGACATTCGGTCAATCCAACCGTCAGCGCCCGGCCGCCACCACTGATCCGGCGGCACCGCCAGACTGTTCGCGTACACGTCCCACGCCGACTGCGGCGCGGGCGTCACCGCCGCCTGCCCAATCGCATCATGCGCAGTGACCTCAACCAACGCCTGACCCGACGTGATCGGCTGACCCCACCCCGAATTCACAAACCCCGACCACCGGGTCCGAGTCGTCGCCGCGTACGTCGTCCGCACCCGCACCGGCACACCAGGCACCAGATCCCCGTAATACGGGCCCGCCGTGTAAGACGGATCGAACCGGCGGTCCGAGTTGTCAAGCACGAACCGCAGCGACCCCGGCGACAAGTTGGCGCGCACCGCGGACCGACCAGACTTCGCGTCGATCACCGACTTCGACATGTCCACATACGAAGAGATGTCAGTCCACGTCGGAGACGCATCGTTCGGGCCGTTCCCGAACGCCATCTCCACCGTGACCGTCGCAGCCGGCATCAGTTCATCAGCCCGCGACGCACAGCGTCAGCGACAGCGTCAGCGACCCACTCGGCAGAATCCGTCGTCACCGGCCCATGGAAGTGGTTCTCCACCACGATCATCCCCGCAGTGCCACCAGCCCGACCGGCGTTCAACGCCAGCAAAGCGTCAGCACCGAGCGCGTCCACCACCGGCTTCCGGATCACCACCTCACCAGGCGTCAACATCGCCGGCACCCGATCACCCGAACCAGAACCGCCAACCAGACCACCCGAAGCGAACGGCGTCCGAGGATCCCCATCGGAACCACCGCCACCACCGAACGTCGCCGCGAACACCCGAGACAACGAACCCGAGTTCCCGATCCGCTGGATCATGTCGTAGACCCGCATCAGCTGAACGGTCACGTCATCAGCGTTCGTCGTCACGTTGACGTGCTTGCCGTTCGGCATCGCCGACGCCCACCACGTCACACCCTTGAACCCGTCGATCATCTGATCGGCCTGACCACGGGTGATCTGCCCGGTAGCGACGTAGTGATTCAGCTTGTCGATGTTCGTCTGCAACGCAGCGGGGTTGCGTTCGATCTCGCCGCGCAGCCGCAACATCGCAGACTCGTTGTCGAACGCCGCAGACGCAGCTTCCTCGTTCGCGTCGGCGTACGCCTTCAAGTTCTCCGGCGTCGCCTCGTTCATCAGCGCGAGCGCCGCCCACGCCGCCTTGTCCTGCGCCGCAGCCAACCCAGACGCGGCATCAGCAGCAGCGAAGAACGGGTCAGCCATCGCCGACACCGCGTCGGCGTAGTCCTCCCACGCCTTACCGGCGTCCTCAGTGGCCGCCTTCTGCTCCTCCATGTCCTCACGGAGAGCATCGACACTGTCGCCCGTGGCGTCAGCCGAGGACCCCACCTTGCCGGCGGACTCCGCCGCCTGGTCCTGCGCGCCGACCGCAAGATCCAGTTCCTTCCGATACTCAGGCAGGACCTCGTCGGCCAACCGCTTGAACTGGTTGCGAGTGGTGAAGTTCTCGTTCGTGTTGCCGCGCTCGAGCGAGTCGTTGACTAGATCGATGAGAGCCGCAGCCTGCTCGAACTGACCGTTGTCGATCATCGAGTCCAAGGCCCGCTGGATCTCTGTGATCGGCCGGGAGACCCCACCGCCGATGTCGACCGATGCGACAGCGCCCGAGAAGCTGAGTAGGTCGTTCTGGAACTTGTCGACGCTGCCGTTCGCCTGGTCGATCGCCTCGCCCAGTAGCTCGAAGTCCTCCTTCGTCCCGTCGAACTTGACGGCCTCGACGGTGTCGCTGAACCGGCTCATGTCGCGAGTCGACTCGTTGACCGCCGACGCGAGCTGGTACGCAGCCAGAGCTGCCCCGGTGCCGCCAACCGCCGCCGAGAAACCCTTCGCGGCGTTGCCCGCCCTGGTGAGCTCGCGCTCGCCGGTATCGCCGACGGTGGTCAGGGCATCCCGAATCTTGGACGAGGCCGCCATGACGTTGCCCGACACCTGGAGAACCGGGCCGAGAGCGGCCACGACGCCAGCGATCGCAAGCACCGCCGTCTGCCCACCGGGCGACAAACTCGAGAACACACCGACGAGGTCCGACAGGAACCCCAGCACCTTCACACCGATCGGGAGGAGCTGCGTGCCCATCTCCGTCGCCGTGTTCTTGATCTCCGTCGTCAGCGCCCGCATCTGACCAGACGCCCCGCCGGCCTCACGAGCAGCCTGACCCTGCGCGGCCCCGGTCTGCTCCATGATGATCGCGAGCATCGCCGCTTGCTTCTGCTGATCAGTCAGCACCGAAGTGCCGTCAGCGATCCCCATCTCGAAAGCCTTCGCCTTCAAGCTCGCCGCAGTCGCCGAGATGCCGTAGTTGTCCAGCATCTCCGTGTTGCCCTTGAGGGCAGACGTCATCGCGTTGACGGCCTCTTCGGTCGTCCCGCCATACATCGCAGCGAGGTCACCCGCGAGCTCAGTGAGCATCCCGGCCTGCTTCGCAGCTTCCTGCTCGGACATGCCGCCCAGGTTCTGCATCAGCGAACCCATGATGTTCGCGTACTCGTGAGCCTCACCCTTAGCGATGCCGTAGTACGACGGCAGCTTGTCAGCCCAGTCCTCAACGTCCTTCGACGCGCCCCTGAAGATCTGTTCGGTCGCGCCGATCGAGTCCTGGAGATCCGCGGCCATCTTGAACGACGCCACACCAGCGGCAGCGATCGGCAACGTCAAACCGACCGTCATCTTCTTGCCGACGTCGGCCATCTTCTCGCCGGCCCGAGTGACCTTGTCCTCGAACGAACCGAGCTTCTTCTCCGAGTCCGCGAGCTGGCGGGACAGCTGCTGGTTCTCGCCGAGGATCTCGACTGTCAGCTTCCGCTTCTTGTCAGCCACTGCACCTCCCTCCCGCGCCCGTTCAACCCACGATCAGCGGGAGGTCAGATGTCGATGTCGCCCCAACGCACGTTGTCTGCGTCGTCGATCGTGGCGTCCGGGTCGTCCCGCTTCAGCTGGAGGAACGCCATGGCCCGCAAGGCGTTGATCCCCGCGTCCGAGTCGGCGCCTTCGGGCAGCAGCTGGGGTGCGAGCTGGCGAAGCTGGGCGATCTCACCGAGCGTCAGATCGTCGATGTCGGAGCTGTACTTCTTCTTCTGCTTGGGCATGGTGTTTCCCCTCAATCAGGAGCGCTGTAGTGGATCTGGGTCGTCCAGCAGGGCGAACTCGCCGGGGTCAATCCCGATCGTCGCCCAGAGACGCTGATCCAGGGCGTCCCACGACTTCACCGGCGAACCCCACTCCCAGTTCGCATCGAAATGCGCCTGGATAGCGGCAGCCATCGCGTTGCGCTCGCCCTCGACCTTCAGGAACTCGGCGCGCAGGTCACCGAGCATGTCCGTCGGGCAGGGCCACGGCTCGCCGCACTCGTTGCAGAGCGACTCGGTTGCGTTTGGGGTGTGTTGGGCTTCCATTATGTGTTCTCTCCTTGGGGCCACCAGACGTGGCCGTCGGGCGGCATGTCGCCTCGGTGGTAGCCGTTGTGATTGCGTTCTCGGTGACACTGCACGGTGCCGAAAGTGAACCGTCGTGACCGACCGAGACACCGGGGGCGCCCGTCCGGTCGTTCGACATCTTCGCCGGACGACGCTGATACAGCAGCACCCCTCGTGCGCCTCAATCTGGAAAGGCCTTCTGGGTAAGACGGTCGATTCCTGCGACCCACAGGTCGAGGATCTCTTCGCTGCTGTCGCGCATCGTCGGGTACAGCGCGTAACCGGCGTCCATACCGTTGCCGCGCCATGGCCGGAACTGGTTCCAACCGGTCACAACACGTACGGCTCTCACCTGCATCACGTCGCCCCTACCGGCGAACGCCTTCGACGAGGTCTTGCGGGATCCGCGTTCGATGTACTGGTTCTCGACCCGGCCGATGACCTTGTCGATGTCTTCGTCGGCCCGAACGATCGTTGGGCGCGCACCGGTGTTCTTGATGATCCGCCGCCGGTCCTGGTAGGCGCCGAACTCGACACCTTCCGCGAACGGCGCCGTCGGGCCACCGAGAGACAGACGAGCGGTGACCCCAGAGCGCGACGCTGTCATTGTCTTGGCGGCACGAGAACCCATGCCACCAAGGCCGGACATTCGCGGCTTGGCTTTCGACACGACCAGCTGAGCGACCTCGAAGTTGACCTTCGCCATCTCCTTGCGCCAGTCGGCGGAATCCTTCTCATCAAGGGCTTTCAGCGCGCGGCGTAGCTCGTTGAGCCCCCGGACCTGGATTGACCCGGACCGGTTGACCGCCATTTACGCAACCAGGTCCGAGCTCTTGTAGGCGATGCTGATCGGTGTGGCGTTCTGGACGATCGTCCCCTTCACCGGGAACTTCGTCTGCGACACACCATCCAACGACGGGATGTCGCCATCCCACATCACGTTCAACGTCGCGACCAGCGAGGCCCGCGACGTCGTACCGATCAACGCGGTGTCCTCGATCGTGATCACCACCGCAGACGTCGCACCCGCCTGCGTCGCAGCGTTGATCTTGTCGATCATCGTGTTGTCCTCGAAATCGATCTCGAGGTCCAGAGTGCCGACAGCGAGACCATCGACCTTCTGTTCACGCTTCGTGATGCCGATGCCCTTGCGGTCCGTGTTCAGCGTCGAGTTCCACTTGATCGAGAACGAGTCCGAGATCACCGGGGTCGCGTCGACCGTGACCGAACCACGGATGAACGTGAGCGGCACACCCGTCGGGTACGTCGGAGTCGCCAACGCGGTGGTGCGTTCCCACCCGGCGAAGTCCGCGTCGGCCTTGAACTTCAGTTCGCCGCCACCCGCACACGACAGTTCCCAACCGGTCAACTTGCCGCCGGTAGCGGTCTGCGCAGCGACAGACGAACCCGACGTCAACGGCACACCAGTCTGAGCGGTGAACGACGCGGTCGGGGTGCCGATCGTCCCCGTGTGCGTGTACGCCATGTCGGACACGGTGCCGGTCGTCGAGGTGCCCAGCATGTGCTTCAGCCACCAGCCGAACCCCTTCGTCATCACCGGCAGCTCCACCGAACCGGACGCACCGTTCAGGTACGGCAACCGGTGACGCATCAGACGGTCACCGGCACGGATCGTGGGCACCTCGACCCGCATCGGGGTCGCCTTGATCGCCGCGGAAGTCACCTCGAACGCGCGGTCCACCGTGACACCGGTGTTGAACACCGACTCGTTCTTGGCCATGAACTGGCCGAGGTAACCACTCATGCTTCATCTCCCTGATCGGCAGGCTTACGCCGGCCCTTGCTCTCGACCGGCTCGTAGCAGTCCTGCTGGATGAGGGAAGCGCCCAAGTCATCAGGCACCTCAACCTCTTCGTCGCGGACCACCTCGTAGTCACGCCCCAACCACGGGACAACACCCGAATCGTGGGGACCCAGATAACGAACCTTCATGACTGACTCCTCACGTCGTTGCGTTGAACTCGACGGCACCCGCGATTTCGAGCCCGTATCCCTCGGTGCCGACAAGCACCGGTTGCCAGCGGATCGTCGCGATCCGCGAGAACAAGACGCCCTCCGAGGAGTCCTCACGGGCCGTCGCGTGGTGCTCCAGCACGGCGGCATCGATCGCCTGCCATGCGGCCCAGGCACGCTCGTGAGCGTCCATCTGGTCATCGATACCCGGCACCATGTACGACAACAGGATCTCGATCGTGAACTCGGCGGCGCGACGCCGGTTACCGATCGCCCCGTACTCGATCGACCCCTCACCGGACCCAACCATCACCGTGAAGTGCTCCCACTCGCGTGGGATCCCATAGGTGACGACCGGGGTGTCACCCGGGTACTGGACCGCCTCGAGCAGCGAGACGAGTTCCTGAGTCGCTTCGGTGACGACGATCATCCGACGATCACCTCATCGACCGTGTACTTGTTCAGCACCTCGTCCACATCACCGATACCGGTCATCACACCCGCACGGCCCGGGGTCAGCAGCGAGTACGTGCCACCAGCGTCCGACGTGAACGTCGACGTCCGGGCAGGAACACCCGAGCTCGGCCGGTTCATCACGTCACGAACACGCATGTAGAACACGTCGAGCAGATCCGGCGGTGGCGCCAACATGCCGTGCACGTACGACACCACCAGATCCGACCCGTAAACCCCGTAGAGGACGCCCTGCTCGGCGTCCAGATCGAACGGCACCGTCACCGCTGTCAACGCCCCCAGCGAGTCCACAGACCAGATCTGGACGGTGTCACGGTGGATGTCGACATGCGGCAAGATCAGCGGCGAACCCGCCCGAACACGCACCCTCGCGAACCGTGGGACGAACGCCCGGCCGGTGATCCGCTCGAACTCGTGCTCGACCACCCGGCGCTTCTCGAAGATCAGTTCCGGGGTGTACTTGTCGTCCCGGTTCCCGATCGACGGATCGTTCGCCTTGATCTGCGCAGCGGACGCGTAGAACCGGGACACGACCTCAACGTGCGTGGTGCGGGTCACGGTGCCCGCGGTCCACGTGAACGTCAAGAAGTCCAGCGCAGTCGCGATCACGTTCTCTCGTGTGACCAGCTCGCCGTCACGCGTGGTCGCCGACCCGGGTGCGAGGAACACGGATCCGTCAGCGTTCGTCGCTCCGACGGTCACCGTCGAAGGCGCGTCGACCCACTCACCGTTCTGGTCGACGAACTTGGCTGACACCGTCGCGGCGGTACCAACGAGGATCTGTTGGTCCGCCACGGTCGGCGTCACTTCTTCGCTGCGGCCTTCGCCGGGGCCGGCTTCTCAGCCGGGGCAACAGAGGCCTGCTCGCCGGCGAACGTGGCGTGATCCGCCTCGTACCGGTCGATGATGGCCTGCTCCGCGTCGGTCACATCGTGGCCCGGTGCGACGAGCACCTTGCCGTGATGCGGCGCCGAGTACACGACGGCACCCGTGTCCTTGTCGAGCCACACACCTGTGGCGCTCTTGGTCTTTGCCATGTCGACCTCCTCGGTCGGCTGGAGAGGGCCCCGTCACCGGGGCCCTCTCGTCAGTCGGATCAGGGGACGTAGTCGAAGGTGACCGAGCAGATGCCGGCCGGGTCGAACACCGCGAGACCGAGGCGCGCCTCGAGCAGCAGCGTCAGAATGTTCGACACGAACAGCGACGCATGGCTGTCCGTCATGTAGGCGGTGACCTGCTGGCGGTCGAGCACCGCGACGGCCATCGGGTCGATCAGCACGGCGGTGCCGGAAGCGACGGCGGTGGAACGCACCTGGGTCAGACCCCACGCCGTACGGGCACCGGAGACCGCGAGGTCAGGAGTGGCGTGCAGGCCGGCCGCAGCGTGGTTCGACAGGTCGAACAGCTCGGCGTCAGCCGGGTTCAGCACGATGATCTCCGGGACAGCCTCGTCCTGCTCCATCATCGTGATCGCCTTGCGGATCGACAGGTACGTCGCCTCGGCGGTCGTGGGTGCGGTGTAGGCGTTGATGCCGACCCGGTCGAGCAGACCCGAGACGTTCGGGGAGGTGCCGTTGCCGTTGATGATCTGGGCGTCGGCACGACGCTTCACTGAGTAGCGAAGGCGACCGTCGAGGTAGCCCATCACCATCGGCGCGTCGGCCGCGGCCTGACGGGTGATGTTCGCCCACGCAGCGATGGTCTGGATGGGCTCGGTGACCACGGAGAGGGTCGGGCCGGCCTGCGGCTTCGCGCTGGCTTCTGCGACCTCCACGGCCTTGTTCGCCAGGTCGGCGAGCGGCGAGGTGTCCTGCACGACCTCGACGGCGGTCGAGCTGACGTTGATCGTGGGGAGCAGATCCATCACGAACGTGCGGCGGTCGAGGAAGTCGTTTCCGACCCGGCCGAGACGCTCCTTCTGGATGAACGCTCCGGCCGACGCCGCGCCGGTGGTGACGTCGGTGACGGTACGGAAGTCCATGTCGACGTCGATCGCCGGGGACGTGCCGCGGGCCCCGCCATCGACCCACGAGCGGTACTCGTCGGTGGTGAAGCGCTCACCGATGGAACGGGTGTCGTACACCTCGCCCTTGTCCCGGTCGGCCATCACGCCGAGCATGTGGCCGATGCCGCCCTCGATCTGCTGGGAGCGGATCTCCATGTCGAGGTTCGAGGTGATGCGGCCGTCGATGGCCTCGAGCTGCGAACGCAGATCGGCGATCTTCGAGGACTCGTCCTCGGTGTACTCGCGCTTGTCGGCGGTGGCGGCCTCGTCGATGGAGCGAAGCTCGCCCTGGATGTCGGTGCGCGCGGAGTAGTTGGCCCGCACGATGTCGAGATGGTTCACGGTGTCCTCCTGGGACGTGTCAGTTGTGTTGGGGGTGACGCGGTGCCGTGCGGGCGGCCGTGTCAGGCGGAGAGCCAACCCAGCTTCGGGCGGTACACGGTGGGGGTCTCCCGGCCGTCGTCGCCTTCGGGTGGCTCTTCGAGGAGGGAACGCAGCTCGCCGGCGTCTGCGGCGGCGAGCACGTCGTTCAGGTCGAGGTGGTGCGACTCGGCGAGTGACCGGAGGGCCATCTCTGCGGTCGAGTCGTCGTAGGCGGGTGCGACGGTCAGGTCGATCAGACCCAACCGGGCTTCGGTGACGGAACGCAGCGCGAGCCCGTCCTCGCCCGAGGACCAGCTGTCGCCCTTCGGCAGGGCCCGGAACCCGACTGAGCAGCCACGGATGTCCTGCCGCTCGAGCAGCGCCGCGGCGTCACGGCCGGCGGACGTGTCGGGCAGGTCAAGTTCGAAATCCAACTGGGACCGAGAGTCGTGCAGACGCAGCGAACCGTTCGATGTGCGACCAAGGTACGGGCCGAAGTGCTCCAGGTGGGAGCGGATGTCCTGCTCCTGGATCGTCTTCGTGAACGCACCCGGCGCGAACGACTCCCGAAACACACCCTTGCCGGCCTTCGTGACCGGCTTCGACACAGCGCCGTAGCGCATCGCCACACCACTGGCGACGATGCGGCCACCGTCAGCGGACCGGAACTCGATCGGATCGACGAGCGATCGGCACTCGTAGTTCATGGAGACTCCTTGGCTTGCACCGTGACCGGCACACGTCCGGTGTGTTCGATCGGGGGAAGGCCCAGCGCCTCGAGCACGGCATCCGGCTTGTAGCCCGCACGGACCAGCGCGCCGACCGCTTCGGCGTCGGCCGGGTCGATGCGTGGGTCAAGCGGCGGGAGATCTTCGAGCGCCCTGGCTTCCTCTTCCTTCAGGAAGCGCTTGTCGATGCCGACGGCGTACGACTCGTAGCGGTCCTTCAGCGACGCCCGGTACTTCGCGTCCATGTTGAGCTTGACCTGCACATCGGTGAGACCGTCGGAGTACAGGAGGCGCCCGTGGCCCTCTTCGAGACGGGACGTCCACGGGGTCACGGAGAACTGGCCGAACGCCAGGTTCTGTTCGGCGAGACCAGAACCCCACGAGGTCGAGTTCGATGCGTCAGCGATCAGGTGTGGCGGGACGCCGTAGAAGCGGGCGATCTCCGAGACACCGAAGCGCTTCGAGTCGAGCCACTGGGCGTCCTCCGGGGAGATCGCGACCGTGGTCAGGGTCGCGCCGCCCATGAGCACCCCGACCTTGCCGGCGTTCGACGCCCCACCGTGGGTTTCGTTCCAGACCTTGCCGATGTTCTTCGCCCGGTCGCGAGCGCTTTCCGTCCCGGGCGAGTCCGGTACCGAGATCACAGCGGGCGGGACGGCCATGTTCCCCATGAACTTTGAGCCGAACTCCTGCGCCTTGCGACCAGACTCGATCACTTCGCGCGCCGCCCGCAGCGGGGACACACCGCGGAGCTCACCAGGGAGCATCATCCCGGGGATGTGCATGATGTCGAACCAGGAGTACACCTCGTCCTTGACGAGGTAGTACGGCACGTTCCCGGGGCCGCGCTTGACCTCGACGAGCGTCGGATCCAACGGCACCAGCGACGTCGGAGAACCGAGCTCGTCACGCGGGGTGGCCACGAAAGCGTTGCCGTCGGTCAACACGGAGAGCATCAGCTGCGACAGGTACGAGATCTGCGACAACCCTGGCGGGTTGAACGTCATGTACCGCGGGCGTGGCACCTCCTCGCGGGTGCCTCCGACCCGTCGGTACACATCCAACGGCAGCGTGGAAATCGCCTCCGACAACAGTCGCAGACACGCGAACACCGCCGACAAACACATCGCCTGGTCCTTCGACGCAGGCCCCGAATCACCCCACGACTCCCACCGCATCCCCGGCAACCACGTCCCCGACCCGGCTTCCATGCCACCGGTCTCGCCGTACCCCGCCGGGATATCGACCTTGCCCGAGGTGACGTACGCGCCGAACCCGGAGAACGTCGACACCGAACGGTTCTCCCACGCCTGACGAAGCACGCTCACTGGCGCGACGTCCGAGTCAGATCAACAGCAGCGAGCAGCACCAGCACACCGCCGACACCCACCGCGAGCGCAGCGGACACAGTCAACGCGGCACCGACCACCATGGCCGCGCCGATCACGAACAACACGATGAACAGCACGGCGTCACCTCTCTCAGATCACAATGAAGTCCGACTCGGGTTCCTGTTCGACCTCGGTCGGGAGCAACGCACGGGCGATCGTCGCCGCCACCAGCGGGGCGATCGACACAGTCGACGAACGGCGATCCCACGCCCACCCGCCCTCAGCGCCGATGGTCCGCTCAGCGGCCTCGCCGCCAGCGCGGTCCAACGGGCCATCGATCCGCCTGCGTAGGCGGCCCTCGGTGACGTCGGTGTAGAACCCGCCGCACGCCTGCTTGTACTCAACCTGCGACATCGGATGCAGCAGGTCAGCGGGGATCGGAGGGTCAGCGTTGCGGAACGCCTCGAGGATCGAAGCGACCTGCCCGCCAGCCTCGCCGGCAGCGTTCACACCCACCGCAATCGGGTCCCACTTGTGGACCAGACGGACGAGCTCGGCGGGTAGCCAACCAACGCCCGCCCGATCATCGATGCACTCGACGTACGGGGCGGACAGGTCACCGGCGGCGATAGCGACGGACGACGCTTCACCTTCCTTAGTGACGTCGTACGCCAGGGTGATTTCACCTGGCTGGATGTCGAACACGGTGTCCGTAGCGGTCGCTGCCCACTCTGCGGCAGGCAACTTGGGGTCCTTGACGTCGGTGGTCGGGAGTGGGTCCGCGACACCGAGACGCTCACGAGCGAATTCACCCGGCGACGACTCCAGCGACCTGCGCTCATCGTCAACGAATTCCTCAGAGATCCACACCCCAAGGCCAGGGTTGGCGGCATACCAGGCGTCGCGATCTAGCTCATCGACACCGTCGTCGTTGCCCCACTCGGCGTAGAACAACTTGCCCGCGTCGTCGCTCCGGCCCCTAGAGCGGAGGCCGTGGAGCACGACGCTGTCAGAGTGCGGAGAGGACGACGTGTAGATGACCTGCACGTTGGAGTGCATCGACTTGGCCGCGAGTGTGGGGATCATGGCGCCCATCGCCTTGGCGGGCAGGTCGTACGCCTCGTCCAACACGATCCGGTCACCCGTGAACCCACGGCCGCCGCCACGCGATCGAGCGAGGAACTTCAACCTCGCACCCGACTTGAGCTTGACGGCTTCCTTGCCGTTGGCCGTCACGACACCGTTACGCGCGAGGCGCTTCGAGAACTGCGGATTGCCTTCGATCAGTTCCCGCATCCGCATGAAGTGTTCGGTGCAGGTATCAAACTTGTGCGCCGAGTGGACGATCGTGCGCTCCTCGAAGAGGAAAAGGCCGGCCAACTCGAGCGCTTCCAGGATGACGTTCTTGCCGTTCTGTCGCGGAACGATCAGTGCCGCTTCGAACGCCGCCCAGCGACCAGTAGCCGTCTTGGCGAGCATCCCGTCGAGCACCCACTGCTGCCACTCGTCCAGGTAGAGCCCTGCCTGTTCGGCCAGCTCAATCGCGTACCTACCGTCGCTGCTTACCGCTTGCGGCCTGTGAGTCCACCCCGGGAGCTGCGACCCGACCCGAGGCTCTGCGCTCAGCGAGCTCGTCGATGCCATCCCCCTCGACCTCCGTGCCGGCGTCAAGCTCGACCAACTTGTCAACCGCCACGGCGATCGCCGTCACGATGGTCTTCTTCGCCGTGAAGGTGGGCTCCGTCAGCTCGACGTCAACCACCTCGACGTGCGAACCGAGGTCCTTCCCGTCGGAGACAACCATCGGTCGGCGTTCAACCACCGGCTCCCACAGTGGGGTGC